CGCTGCTATGATTGAGGCACTCATGACTAACCATGGTATAACCTGAATCCATCCTATAATCCACTGTAAGAATCCTAACATTCTTCTCTCCTTGTCCTCTTGCGAGGCTGAGCCTTAGTTTAAGGCTATCTCTATTGCTCTAGCCCAGTATATATCATCTGCGATAATACAGTCTATAGCTTTATATCCTAACTGTTCTGCTTGAAGTAATCTAAGATTACCACTATAACATACGAACGGTTTGGAACTGCAAGGCTTGTCACCTTCCATTGTTAAAGCACAGTTTTCTTTGCTGGACTTTAACAATACAAGGGGTTTGTTTTCTACCTTATTTCTTTTTCGTCTATTTTTTACACAGTGAATTCTATCGAGGGTTACAACGGTTGTCTGGTACTCAGCTTCTTCTAGGTGTTCCTTCACTAGATAAGCTGATAGTGTTTTAACAGGTGAGCTTAATGCTCTTACTGCGTCTATTTATTTATCTCCTCTAAGTTTACTATTCTTTCCTCTAATTCTTCACACCAATCTTCAATTATTTCTAATCTTTCTTGTAAATGTGGGTGCTTTTCGAAGTATTTAGCACCTTTCATTGCGTCTCTATATGCTAGAAACTGTCTAACAAAATTAAACATTACTGATTTGTATTTAAAGGCTCAGTCGTTACTTGTCTATAGTATACTACTACATCTTTTAATTCAGTGATATATCTTTGCAACTCTTTCATGTTCAATGACATTACTTCATAGTCTGGTACTGTCATTGCTAAGAATACTAACTCTCCTTCCTGTACTCTAATCTTTTCGAGTTGATCTTCCCAGTTGTCTGGGTTTACAACTATCCATTGAGGAGCTGTAAGGCTTATTTCACGAGGCATGATTGGTTGAATAATCTTCCTCTCCATAGGCTTCGCTGTTACTTCAATAGCTCTAGTTGATAGCAGGCTGCAACTGGAGACCATCATCAAGATCGTCAACGGTAGCACTAAGTTTCTCAATATTTTCAAATGCGTGTTTTGTTCCATTATTTATTTTCCTTTCCATTTCTACTGGGTCTTCCAGTATTTTTGCTGTTAATTTATAGTTCTTTATGAAATCACTATATCTATTTAATTCTCGTTGTATTTCTTGACTTCTTAAAGTTTGAGCCTGTAACGCTTCTGTTTGCATACTAAAATCTGCTTGCATTGTAGCTATAGCTTCTTCTTGAGTTGCTACTGCACCCTCTAGCTTTGCATTGTTTACTTTGAGTGTTTCGTTTTCTGTGTACAGCCAATAACTTGTACCACCTAAAACTAAACAAAAAGCTAATAACATCTGATTCATACTATGTGTTCCTCTCTTAATTTCTTGGCGGTCTTTACTTTTCCTGAAGAAGTTGTATACTCATCAGTAATTCCTTTGCTACCTGCTACTAATAGGTCATCTTGATGTCCTACTGCTATTATTACTAAACATAATATAACTACTAATCCCATTGATTGACTGTTATTGTTTAGTAAGTCTATAAACCATGATGCGCCCGAAGGTAGCAACATGGACACTACGAGAGCTAATAGCCCTATTTTTGCTGTTAATACTATGTATTTCATTACATTTCCTCTATTTTGTAGTTGAGTCCTTCTGCGCCAGAGAATTGTATTACTTCTCCACTTTCAGTTCTGAACTTTAAAAATTTTTCTTTTTGAGTTATTATCTTCTTGACAGTAAAAGTTTGGTCGTCTGAGTCTCCCCATACATTATTAAAGCTCACTGTCACTTTGTAAATGGGCACAAACTTGCTCTTCACCCATATCCATGTTTCTTTTAGTCTTGCCAAGAATTTCTTCATGTTCCTGTTGATGTACTTGTTGTTGAAGCAGTACTTGTACTTGTTGAAGTAGCTGTAGCTGTCGTTGTTTCAGTCATACTATTTAGTTCATCAATGATAGCCTGTTCTATAGCTGTAGCACTTGCACTATTAGTTTCTGTACTTGTATTAGTGTTAGTATTTGTACTAGTAGTATTTGTACTAGTAGTATTTGTACTAGTAGCAATAGTATTTGTACTTGTCATAGCTTCAGCAACTGCTGTAAGCACTGCTGCTGTTTGAGTAACTGCTACCACATCTACTGCGTTATCAGGTACTTCTACTTCTTGTACTGGTACTATCACTGGTTGTTCTTCTTTTGCGTCTTTGGGTTGTTCGTTATATCCCCAAATCAATAGCATTAATAATAATATATCCATTATTTCTCCTATATTGTTCTATTTTTAAGCATTTGACCAGTCTTTGCCTTCAAATAATAATGATTCAGCCTCTCTCCTTCTAATTAATCCTTCTAAAACTTTACCACTTGCTTTGTTCCATCTTTTCAACTGAGCAGGTACTTCGTCGTACTCTCCAGCATTTAGAACTTTCAACATAGTTGAGCTTCGTAGGTTAGTCGGACCGAGGTTGTATGTCCATGACACTAATGCGTCAAACATACACTGGTCTAATTGATTGTCTACTGCGTCTGACACGTAGGTCTCATAAGTAGCTAGTTCTTCTACTAGCATCTCATCTGCCTGTGCCTTGGTAATTTGCATACCTTGTGTTACGCCTTTGGTGTGTCCGTATCCGATTGTAAGAACTCCAGCAGCACATTTGTATGCTTCTAGTTCACAACCTTCGAACTTCTTGATAAGGGCAATGCCCTCTTGTGATATTTTCATAATGTAAAACTTTCTCCACAACCACACTGGGCTGTTTCTTGTGGACTGGAGATCTTAAACTGTTCATTCAGTCCATTTTCTTCCCAGTCTATATTGATTTCATTGACATAACTAAATGTCATTGGGTCTACAGCAATAATACCATAGAACACCGCATCACTTGACATATTTGGTTCTTCCAAATACTTCAAGTCATACGACCACCCGTTACATCCGTTTGGTTTCAACATTAATCGTATCCCCCAAACCTGTTTGTTTTTTACTTTCTTTTGTAGCCTTTCTAATGCAGGCTCTGTGCAATTTATCATAATATTAGTAATGCGAGAGGGCAGTTTGACCTGCCCCTTCGACTTAGGTCTTGACTCGTACTAGAATAGAGGAGCTGCACTGGCTACGATAGCCAATCCAAATATACCAATTAACCCAATCATTGTGACTGCGTCTGATACATCCTCATATTTCTCTACTTGTCTAAAACTATTCATAAGTGTTTTCATTTAATATCCAATACTTTCCGATTAGAATTTGGAGTTTTAGACAGCGCGATAGTCAATAGTCCATCTGTTAGTTCGACATCATCTACTTTTAAGTCCGTGTTTAACATAAACTTACGCTCAAAAGATTTAAGACTGAGACCTTGATGAGAGAATCTTTCACTCTCACTTAGTTTCTGTTCTTTTTTCCCCTTGATGAGCAACTCATTATCATCATGAATTAACTCAAGTTCTTGTTTAGACCAACCTGGCACCGCAACCTCTATTCGAAAGTTACCTGTTACCGTGTTCTCTACAATGTTATATCTTGGATATGAAGTATCAGTGTTGTGTAACAACCACTCGTTATTCATACCAAGCCAAAATTTACTAATATCAATCGTCATATTATTTTCTCCTAATTTTCTTTTCAGTAAAACTATGCCCACCCTTTCGGTATGGACGCCATTGTGCAAGAAACCCTTCTTACACTTAACTATATTATACTAAAAATGAAACCAAAAGTCAACAACTATTTTTAAGTTAGTCTTCGAAATCTATCTTGCCCTGCTCTTTCATATAGTCCAAGGTCTTTCCAATTCCTTGTTGGTGTCCGTGCCTATATGCAAGGTAAATGCATGATACCAGTATTATTAGGTATGCTATATCTGTTTCCATAATTTTTCTCCATAACATATATTATACTAAATCTATAACCTCTTGTCAAGTACTAAATTAGGGGTATCTAAAAATAGTTGTTGACACATGGATGAAGATTTGATATAATAACAGTATGATTTATAAAAAGGGCAAATGGACAACTAAGGAGAGACAGACACTCAAAGACCTTTATAATAAACTACCAATAAACGAGTTATCTACTAGATTATTAAGAAAAACTACTAGCATAACATCACAAGTAAACTATCTTCGAAAAAGAGGATGGGCATTTCACAGGAGAAAAGATGGATAACATAATTGAATTCCCTAGAATGAAGAAATCAGAAGAATTAACCGATAAGTTAGTAACTGCAC